GATACATCACGGATACGAAAAAACAGCAGATATAGAAAACTTTGCTGATGCTTTTGTCAGACCATTACATCTCCCATTCCCAATATTCTTATCTTACATCGCTGCTTATTCTGAAATATATGGTAGTTGGTTATTAATCGTGGGATTGTTTACAAGACTTGGTGCATTATCTATTGTAGGAACAATATCAGTTGCAATATATCACGCAATTGTTACAGCAGGTTTTAATATTTACTTACTTGAACTTCTTATATTATACTTTGGAGGAGCTTTCTGTGTTCTCTGCTATGGTGGAGGAGACTTCGCACTTGATAGATTTTTGAGAAAGTTTAGAATAAAATTTAATCGACCACATTTACCATTTGAATGATTGACTTAATACACAATCTTTGTTATAATAAAATTATTATTAATTAAAAATGACCGTTAAATTAGTTCGTATGTGGTCTGGTGAAGATGTCATTGCAGACATCGTTGAGGAGTCTACAGATTCAATAGTAATCACAGACCCGATAGTGGCAGTGCCATCACCTCAACAAGGAAACATTGCATTTGCTCCTTGGTCTCCTTTACTTCAAAAGGATAAAATAGAAATCACTAAAAAATATGTGGTTTACATAGGAGACCCTCAAGAGGAAATTATCGAACAATACAAATCTATGTTTGGTAAAATATCAACTCCTACCAAAAAATTAATTTTGTAATGTTAAAGGTATTAAAAAATCCTGTAACTAGTAATTATGTTGACTTAAAAGAATTCATACTTTCAAATGATTTTGTCTGGAGATATGATACATCAACTGGTATGCCTTTCTACGGACATACGTTTTTAGAAAGACCAGAAGAGACAGGATTTTCTGAACCTTTATCTGAACTTGTTAATTTAAATTTAACAGTATTAAAAGAAATTATAGATTTCAATAATTTATTTGATAGATATTTTTTCTTAAGATCAAATGTAAATTGTGTTCATCCAGATAATGATAAACAATTTTCTGAATCACACATAGATCATGATTTTCCACATTTCAACTTACTTGTATATTTGAGTGGTGATGGTGAAACCATCATAGAGGATGAAAAGTATTTTCCAAAAGAAAATGATGTAATTCTTTTTACTGGAAATCATTATATGAAAAGACCAAGCAAAGGTAGAAGAATAATTTTGATATCTACCATTTTTGAATACCAAAAACAATGACTTAAATCAACTTTCACTAAAACTAAAGCACAAATCAAATCGTATCAATATTATATTTTCTGGGGTGCTGCTACTATTGCAGTTATGGCAGGACAAATTTATGTTGGAACTGGATATCGTAGTATGTCTAAATCTCTTGATACTCTTGTTGATTCATATGTTAATAGACCAAGAGTTATGCCAGTTGAAAAACCCTTATATGAAATGCCTATTATAAGATGAATCTAAGTGAAAGTGATGCTGCCTACGCAGCAGACCAATTCATCGATTACTTCTCAAACATGGGTCGTATTGATGAATATCTTCGTAATGTAAAATTAGATCGTATGTCAAAGATGCCGACATATCTTCCTGGCTGTGGGCCTGAAGAGGATATGTTTGATGCATTTGATATGCACCCAAACGACATGAACTTCAAAGTCTATGCCGCTGGAGATACTGATGGTTTCACAAATGAATATTTCAATGAGAGACTACAGATAACAACATCTCATTCAATCGAAAGTTCAATTCCTGGCAAGTCACTCAAGTGGATTGTCATGGAAACAAATACAAAAAAGATTGTCGGGTTTATTCGTTTTGGTTCTCCAACCATCAACTGTAAACCTCGTAATGATTGGTTAGGTAGACCACCTGAGTTGAAAAGATTTAATCGTCATTCAATCATGGGATTTATTATTGTCCCGACTCAACCATTTGGATTTAATTATCTGGGTGGTAAACTTCTTGCACTACTATGTTGTTCTCATGAAGCTAGAGAACAGTTAAATAGTAAATATGGATCTGATATTTGCTTGTTTGAAACCACATCACTTTACGGTACAACAAAGTCATCATCTCAATATGATGGATTGAAACCCTACATGAGATACAAAGGATTGACTATGAGTGACTTTACTCCTTTGTTACATGATGATGTCTTTAAAGGTTTAAACAAATGGTTTATAGCGAGAAACAACAACAAGTTATTAGTCAAAGAGGACGCTTCGAGTCGCAAATTAAAAACTCAACAAAAGATGATATCTATTATCAAAAAGAGCTCGTCTTCTCAAAAGGCTGCGGAATTCCAGACTGCAATTGTAAATGCAAAGAATCTAACTGAAAAGAAAAGAGTCTACTTTAGTGACTATGGATTTGCTAATTCTAGAGAAGTTATTCGAGGAGATACTGACATTCTAGAGAAAAACCCAATCAACTTTGATAAATTCTATCAAGAGAACCTCATCAAATGGTGGAAGAACAAGGCCTCTAAGAGATATGAAAGTCTTAAATCCAATGGTTCTCTCAGAAAAGAATTAGAGGTTTGGAATAAAGACATGCACATCGATATCATAAGGTAACTACTATGATCAAAACACTAATCACAGAATTTCCTTTATCAGACTTTCCAACAGAAAGAACTGTTACTGAGGAAAAGATTCGTAAGTACACCTACACGAAAGAAGAAGTTAAAATACTTCTCGAAGCTGCTGTTAAGGAAGCAGTTGATGAGGCACGGAGAATCGATGATGAGTCAATGGCAAAGCATAATCGTGATGCCACTGTTATCAGTATGATTCTTGGATTCACTACTCTTGCATTATTTGTCGATGGATTATTAAGAATGTTGGGTATCATTCCACCATTCATGCATCTAGATGTAAATATTCTAGACAAAATAGAAACTGACATTATAGATAGAATAAAACAAGTCCCCATACAAAAGATACTACAACAAGGTTTCCGATGAATGATACCAGCGTCTTTATATACTTTCTTTGTTTTGCTTGTCTTGCAGGGGCGACCTTCGCATACATGTATGCTATGATGACTTCTACCTTAAGAGATTTTAATCGACAACAAGAGAGAAGAAATGTGCATCCAGAAATGTCTGATGTTCAATCTGGTGAAGAACTTTTAGTTTTCAAAGCACAGGATGAAGACGATGATGATGAAGGAGATGTTGTTATTATCAGAAAATAAATTATGAAAACATTTGACGATTCAAATTGGAGAGAGGAATACAAGTCTCACACTCGAAACAAGATGGAACTTGATCTTCTTGAACATGGGCCAAAGAGTTTATCTCAATCATGGCATCTCCAAGCACTGTATAGTAATTGGAAAAAAGTAAAGGGTATCACAGATCCCGAACCTTTAGATTTACAAACTAATTTCAAAGACTGGAGCGAGAAACATGACTAAACCAAACGATCTTTGGGATGATATGTCTATTCTAAATTCTCTATATGGAGAACTTTGTTGGGATAATGATGACCCTATAGAATTTATACCTGATTATGAAAATGATCAAATCATTGTGAAAAGAAAAAAATGGAATTAAAAGATTGGTTAAACTCAATCAACACAAATAAAAATAATTTGATTGATGAGGATATTGATTTAGAAAAGAAGTATCCATCTTATATTATTAATAGATGTCTATCTGGACACATAGATGCGGTCATGTTTGCGAATGAAATGAACAAACATCCCAATCTAGCAAAGAAGTTACAATATGACTTTTTTCTAAATAGTCTCAGGAAAAGGAAGAGATACTCTCCTTGGCTTCGTAAAGAACAAATCGAAAACCTTGAACTTGTCAAACAATACTATGGTTATAGTAATGAAAAGGCAAAACAGGTTTTAAACATTTTGACTAGAGAACAATTCTCGTTTATTCGAGATCGACTTGAGATTGGAGGTAGAAAATGAATTCCATTGTGGAACCTGAGATTAGTTGGTCGCCAGACCAAATGATTGAGATTACATTAAATGAACCAGATGATTTTCTTAAGGTAAGAGAAACACTGACTCGTATCGGTGTGGCCTCAAGAAAAGAAAAAAAATTATATCAGTCTTGTCATATTCTACATAAACAAGGCAGATACTATATCGTTCATTTTAAAGAACTATTTGCATTAGACGGCAAGAGAGCTAATATCACAGTCAATGATGTACAAAGAAGAAATCGTATCATTCAGTTGCTTTTAGACTGGGGATTGGTTTCTGTTGTGTCTACTGATAAAGTGAATGATATTGCTCCACTGAATCAGATTAAAGTTATCTCTTACAAAGAAAAGAATGATTGGAATCTTGAAACTAAATACAATATAGGTAAAAGAAAAAAACCAGAGGAGGATTGAAATGGTTATTAAGATGGACAAGTCTCAGGAATTTATCAAAAGTGGTAAAAAGTTAATTAGTGAATATGAAGGAGCAAATCTGAAAGAGGATGAGGATCAAAAACCAGAACTATTAAATGAAGAAGTGTTACTTTCTTAAAAACTTTTATAGATAGTTATGTGTTTAATTCAAAACAATCTATGCACAATCTCATATCGTTCAATAGTTTAAGGCCTTGGATGAATGTCGAACGAGAGACATCTCCAAATGATGCAGTTGATGACTACTTTGAATGTATTTCGGAATGTGATGTAAGAGATAAATCTTGCGTCAGCCACTGTAGAGTACTGCTAGACTAGGGAGGAAACCGAAGTGTTTTTGAGGGGTTCACCACCCCTTATTTTTTTGCCTGCTGTTATAATTAGTAGTGTCGCCTTCGGGGACAAATTTACACTCGCTTATTTAAGGAGAACTATGAACTTACAAAGATATCGTGCTGCTGATCTAGGAGATTTAATGGATCGCATCACAAAAAACAGTATCGGTATGGACACTTATTTCGATAAGTTTTTTACTGAGACCATAACAAACTATCCACCTTACAATCTTATACAGGTAAATAATACAGAGTCTCGTCTAGAGATCGCACTTGCTGGATTCAAAAAGGAGGAAGTCCATGTCTATACTGAATACGGAAAACTATTCGTTGAAGGAAAGAAAAAGGATAAGGAGAAAGAATCCGAGTATGTCTATCAAGGATTGGCTCAGAGATCTTTCAACAGAACCTGGTCATTATCAGAAGATATTGAAGTCAGAGAGGTTCAATTTAAAGATGGATTACTTACCGTTAAGTTGGGTAAAGTAGTTCCAGAACACCATGCACGAAAAGATTATATGTGATATAATAGATTAAATTATGTAATTAGATGGATTATAAAACATCTGGAGTTGATATCGAAGCAGGTAGATCCTTTGTAAATGATATAAAGGATACTATTAAGTCCACCCATAGACCAGAAGTCTTGGGTGGATTTGGTGGTTTTAATGGTATGATGAAGATACCATCAGGATATAAAAATCCTGTGCTTGTATCTGGAACAGACGGAGTTGGCACTAAATTAAATCTTGCACGAATGGCAAATGATCATCACGGTATTGGTATTGATCTTGTTGCAATGTGTGTGAATGATGTTATTACAAGTGGAGCAGAACCACTATTCTTTTTAGATTATATTGCTTGTGGTAAACTTGATAGTGGTATTCTTAAAGTAGTTGTCAATGGTATTGTTGATGGATGTAAACTTGCAGGGTGTTCACTACTAGGTGGTGAAACTGCAGAGATGCCTAAGTTTTATACTACAGGTAAATATGATGTTGCAGGTTTTTGTGTAGGTGTTGTTGAAGAAGATGAATACGTTGATGGAAGAACTATTGTAGAAAAAGATATTATTATTGGTATTGAAAGTAGCGGACTTCATAGTAATGGATACAGTCTGATCAATGATATGATTACTAAACAAAAATTATTTTTAAATCGGACACCTGAGTTACTTACTCCAACAATCATATATGCACCAATAGTCAAAAAACTTGTTGAAGATAAACTTGTAAAAGGTATGGCACATATCACTGGTGGAGGTCTTCCAGAAAATTTACCAAGATGTATACCTAAAGGATTAAATGTAAAACTTAATTATAGTTCTTGGCAGTTACCTGAGATATTTCAGAAAATAATGTTAGCAGGTGAGATACCACAGGAAGAGATGATAAATGTTTTTAATCTTGGAATTGGGTATTGCATTGTTACATCTCCTAATAATGAAAGTAACATTCATAACATAATTGAAGATGTTGGTTTCAGGTCTTGGACAATTGGAGAAGTTGTGCTATAATGATTATAACAACGTAAAAAAATGTCAATTAAACTTACTCTACTTAAATCTGGAGAAACTCTTATATCAGAGATGAAAGAGTTAGTCGCAGAAGATACGGAACAAGCACATGCATATTTACTTGAAAATCCACATAAGGTTGAAACAAGAGAAAAATCTTTTTTAACTGAAGAGGAAAAGAAAACAGGTGATTTTGGTATTGATGTAATATTGATACCTTGGATTATTCTGTCTGCGGATAAAAAAGTAATTATACCTATAGATGTTGTAACCACTGTAGTTGAACCAATCGCATCTGTTAAACAGATGTTTATAGATAAGAATGAGGCATTTAGTATAAAGGAGGAAACAAATGATTAAGTGTG